AGCAAAGTGACGTTTACCAAACTGTGCCAGCACACCCGCGATTTTATTGTTAATAAATCCCCAAAGATCCCCACCCCCTTCCCCCCACTGCGCCCCGGTGATATTTCCACTGCCATCCATAAACCCACCGTCAAGCCCTCCCGCACGCACTATCCCATTAGAAATAAAATGACCTCGGGTAGTGAAATCAACACCCCCAGTAACAAAGTTGTAATTTGTGGCGAACATCCACTGCTCCCCACCTTCGGGATGCGTATTGACATAATCTGTAGTGATTGATGTGACCGAGTCACGAATATAACAGCGGAACCCGGCGGAATAGGCATCAGAACCCGGCGAACGACATTCAATTTTATTACGAGAAGTAATAATCCCGGACGCGTCAATATTAGTTTCTGATTTGATATTACCTGCGCTCAGTGTGTCACGAACGTGCAATGATTTATCAAATGTGCCTCCCCATTTACGTGATACGACATCATTGGCTGACGCGGCACCCACATCAGAGAATGTCAGTTCGTCCTTTTCTGCAAGTTTGCCCAACCCCATATTTTTTCGACCTTGAGACTTATCGTTCACGCCCGCAAGATTGTCGGCGGCACGTAAATACTGGTTGTGAGGATCTGTCGCAGCGACGTGGTCAGACAGTAACTTATCGGCATACTGCCTAACCTCAATTGCTTTGTCGTCTGCATATTCCCGCGTTGCCAATACTACGGATGGGTCGATTTTTAGCGTGACAGCGGCGGTGCTGCTGACAATCAAAATGACCCGAATGGTTTGGGTGCGCCCGCTGCCCTCTTGCAGTTGCGGTTTATAGGTTTCCGCGCAGTTGGCAATGGCAATCAAATCACCGTCTTTATCCAGCAAGCCAATTTCCCGGATCCACCATCCGCCCTCAGTCTCAGGAATAACCTGTTCAGCAATAATCTGACTGGTATTAACCGGGTCAATGGTCAGCATATTAAGGGCAGCGCGGCGCTGTTCATTCATCAGTTGGGTTTGTGCCGGGTTAGGGGTTGGCAGAGT